AAGTATGCCTGCTACATTATCTTGAACTACATTAATGTTAGAATTTAGTTGTGTGAAAGTAACAAAGTCGTTTGCAGCTGCTACTAGTGTGTTAGCAGCAATCCTAGCTTGTAGTGCAGTGTCTTCAGCTGTTAAGAGTGTTACGTTCGCACCAAGGCGGGTGTTAACTCCGTTAACAGTTGTAGTTAAGGTTGCAACATTATCTTGGACTGTGTTAATATTAGCAGTTGCTTGTGTATCTATAACTGATGCTAGATTTGTCAGAGTGACTTTTTTTGTTTCATCATTCTGTAAATCGACAACAACAAACACACTGTTAGCCACAGGTGTTTGAAAATTATTCAGTTGTGTTATCTTTTTATTAGCCATTATTCATTTAACCCAATTTCTGCCAATTCGTTTTGTAATATTAAAATATCACTTGCTTGTGTTAGTAGAGCATTTTTATCCGCTTCTTGTCTAACTATAAAATCTCCGTTTTGAGCGACCACTAAACCGCTCTCGTTTTGTAACAATAAGCCTTCAACCTCTGGTATAACGAAAGGCTCAGCTTTACCTATTGAGTTAGTAGTAAACTGAACAAGTCGTCTACTTATACCTAACCGTAAAGGCATTACTCACGCTCGCTTATAAATAGAGTGCCATCAGTGTCTTGTGCTAAAATGGAAATAAATTTATCATTATCTGAAGGATTTGTCTCAGAACCCAAACTTATGTCTACTAAAGTTTGAGCTGGTAAAAAGTGTCCATTAGAAGCAGCTACGGTAACAGTTGCTGCGCCTGTCTGAATAAAGGCGTTGCTTGTGCTAAAAATTGTAACTACTCTAGTTGGAGTATCAAAGGTGGGTGAAGTGTTCGCACTCGCTGTTGTGTAAGGGACTGTGTGTCCCTTACCAGGTCTTAGTCCTAATACAGGAATAGGTGCATTATCGTCATCTCTTGGTTGGTTACTCATCCATCAGGTCTTTCATTAGCTTATCATAGTTATTTATTTGAACCGCTACTGCAGGACCTTTTTCTTTTGGTTTGATAGATGATTCAACTTCGTGTAAGTGTTTCATCCAATCCAATAAATCTTTTTTACTAAACACACCTGTTTCAACTGCGTCTTGTATTTTTTGGTCAATCACCTTGTTTATAAGGTTGATTCGCTTTACTCGATTTAAATATCCTTGAGTAGCATATACTCCATCGATATATGCTTTCACTTCTTTTTTTTCTATAACACTTGTGATTCTATCCTGAGATACGCCATATTCATCTGACATGGTCTCAATGCTTTTACCACTAAGATAATCATTTGCTATAGCTAAAACAACTGGGTCTAGAGGCGGTGTCTCTAGTGTTTTGTTTAGCGCCTCAACTGTTGTTTTAGGTTGTACTGTAACATTACTCATAAGTTTGCCTCCACATCATAAAGTATTTGCACTTCTTGGTCAGCAATACCGTATGGGTCATATAAACCCTCATCAGTTCTAAAACTAACCACTCTTGCGTCAGACACCCCGTTTGCTTGTTGTTCACTTGCAAATTCGGCAGTGGCTGATTCAACGTTAGCCCCTAGTGCCTCGGCTAACTCTAAGCTTGTATCTTCGCTTTGAACATATCCTCTGATTGAAATATCTAGTCTAGCAAGTTTTCGCCCTGCACCAAAAGTAATTCTCTGTTCTACTCTTGGGAGTAGCGTGATTGTTGGAAAATCATTTACTTCGTCTAAATATTTATACTCTCTAAAAACATTGAACCCTCCAAGCTCTGTGACGGTTTTAAGTTTTTCTACGTAAGCATTTACAATATTACTTCTTCTCGTTGCCATTTTTGTTCCTTTAACTTAAATATACACTTCCCCTCAAGGGGTGTCAAGTTTTGTTACGTAATTTCAAAAAATCCCATGTCGAGGCCGTGTGAGTGTAGCCAACGCGTCAAAAGATTGACAAGTCCTACTAACCGCCCCGTCAAAAAATTGACACCCCAACTGTTGCATAATTACAACAAAAGAAAAAAAAGTTACATTTAATTCATTATTTACTTGCATTTATATTTTTATCTGCTATATTTATAATATGACTAATACTATAAAAAACATTGCAATATTTGACTTAGATGGCACTATCATTGATAGTTCACATAGACAACTTGCAAATGCAGATGGCTCAATTAATCTTGAACATTGGTTCGCTAATAATACAAGCGAAAAAATTGCTAAGGATAAATTGTTGCCATTATCAAAAGCCATTAAAAATGCAGACTATGTTGTTTTCTGTACTAGCAGACAATTACAAAATGCAGATTTAGACTTTTTCAAAACAAATGGTTTACTTGCCAATAAAATTATTAGCAGACCATTTGGCAATACTGAAAAAGATGGCATACTAAAAAAAAGACAATTGCAATTTCTTGTTAATCTTAAGCAATTCAAACAAGCTACAAAAGTTATGTTTGATGACAATGCAGAAGTTAGACAAGAGGTTAGACAATTGTTTCCTGTTATCAATCCAAATAAACTTAATAAGGAGGTCGCATAATGACTGCAAAGATTGAAAAAAAACTCGCAAAGGTTAAACATACTATGGAATTGGCTAGACTTGTCATTCCTACTGTTTGCCTTGTACTACAAATCATAATTTTATATAAGGTGATATAATATGTTGTATATGGCAATATTTGTTTTAATTGATGGGTTACTTTTATTGGCACTAACTGTGCCACTACTCCCACATTGGGTTGCATATTTTCTTTTAACTATGTCAATACTTGTTATTATATCAGGTTGCTTGATGATTGAAAATGTGTTACAATGGAATAAATTTAAAAAACTTCTTAATGAAAGGACTAAGAAATAAAATGGCTAAATTTTCAAAACTTTGGAATAATCATTACAATGACGCTAACATATATGTTATGGGTCATAAATTATATCCTGCACATAAGATAGGTATATCCACCTATCCCGAAAAGCGTTTTAATGATGATAATATTATCTTGAAACAAACTTTTAAAAAGTTAGGGAATCGTGACTTTGCAGAGTTAATTGAGCATCTTGCTCAAATGTATGCTTTGGTTAAATATGGTCAGTTTGAGCCAATCAAGTTTGACAGATATAAAAAACATATTGTTTCTTCTGGTCATTCTGAATGGTTTAATTGCACACACGCACAAGCTTCTGGTTGTATTGCTCAAGCATTCAAAAAGGTTTATGAATTAAATTATTGTAAACTGGCTCTAGCAAAACTGTGTGTTTCATACTCTCGTAAAAAGGGGGTTGATATTCCAGATGATATGGCTCGTTGGAAAACCAATGCACAATCTTTTATTTATGAAAATGAAACCCTAACTAAAAGCTAGGGTTTCAGCGACTTTCAAGGGGCGACTTGTTCGCCCTTTGTTCGCGGCGATGTTCGCCTTTTGTTCGCCTCCGGCTTAACCGGACCGTCAAAAAATTGACACCTGCGATATTCATCAAATCAATAAACAAGCATTCCAACATAAAGAGATAAAATAGGTTTACTTGCATTTTTTACTTGCATTATGGGTTGATATGCATTATATTATATATATTAACACTTAAAACAGGAGATAGCATATGAAAAATGCAAACTACACAAAAGAGCTTACAGACCAAATCTGTAACGACTACCAAAATGGCAAATCTGTTGATGAGATTGCTACTGAAATCTCAAAGTCAGTTAGGTCAGTTAGGTCAAAACTTGTTAGAGAGGGGGTTTATGTTTCAAAGCCTAAAACTTCATCTTCTAAAAAAGCAGATGAGCCTACAAAAAAAGAACTTATCAAGGATTTAGAAGATAAGTTTCAAATGCCTTCTGATGTTTCAAATGGAATGATGGGTGCTACAAAGCAAAGCATTCAATTCTTTTTGGATAACTAAAGGCAAATTTTTCCTTTGTTTAATTTGATACCCTCCGAAAGGAGGGTGTCAATAATTTGACAGCGCAACCCCAAAGGGTGTCAAAAAATTGACGCACCGGTTAAACCGGCAGCACAACATATGGTATGCCCACCCAGACTTGACCACAATATGTGGGGTCGAAAAAGCCAATAAAATCAATAGCTTAGAGGCAAAAATCTGTCCAAAATGGGATTTTTGACCTACTCA